TGTAGATGCAGTGTTTGAAACTACTGCTCCAGTTGTTGTGGATGTTGAGCCTGTTGATACCTTGATACCTGCTGTGCCTGTAGTGACTCCTGTAAGAGTACCCTTTGCTACACCGTCAACAATTGTAATCGGTGTGTATGCGTTGCTAACAACTGCTGCTGAATCAGAAACAACATATAGTGTTCCGTTTCCAACAGGGATTCCTGCTGCATCGTATGCAACTGCAACGACTGCTTCAGAGTTTGATCCTGCTGCAAGAACAGGCTTTACTGTTGTTGTAATAGCAGTGATATCTCCATAGAATGTTACCTTCTCAGTAGCAAGGACAACGCCTGATGCTGTTGTGATAGTAACAGTGCCAACTCCTGATGTGTTATCAGAGAAGATACCGATGTACTGACCGTTAGCAACTGTAAGTGCACGACCTTGTGCTGTGATAGTTGCATGGTTTGAACCAGTTCCGATGAGACCTGAACCTGAGACAATTGCTGTCAAAGATTCTGATGCTGATGCACCTGCTGCATTCTTCTGTGTAATAGCAATTACTGCTACTGCATCCGAAGCAGTTGCCTTTGGAGCAAATACCTCTGCGTCTGCTGTTGCAGAAATTGTTTCACCCTTATTAAGGATTGAAGTTGATGTTGCTGCAGAAGCCTTAAGGTCTGGAGCATTAACAGTTACTGTCCATACAACTGCTGCAGAGTTAACTCCACCAGTTGAGCCTGTACCTAGAGAAGGCGTAAACTTATAAACATAGGTACCAGCGATGCTTGGAGCATCTACTGTAGCCTTGATCTTTGCAGTTACATATGTTGCTGTATTTGCTGTTGAAGCAATGTTAGCAGAATAGTTACCAGAGCCTAGGACAACTGCTGCACTAGATGTTTCCTGTACAGATAGAGTTGCAAGTGATGCAGACCCTACTGGAAGGCTAGTAACAGAAGAAGTCACAGTGACTGTATCTGATGTTGTTTGTGCCAAGAACGAAACAGTGATTACTGCTGTAGCAGATTCTCCAGTGAATACAGCATCTGCTGCTGTATCAATAGAAATCGTGTCTGCATTTACAGCAGCCTGTGACGGCAGGGCAGAAAGGGTTGCGAAGGACAAGGCTGCAGCGATGCCCAATGCGAGTTTCTTGAATGAATTCATCTTTCTCCTCGTTTGTTTTATTCCAGTCTTGTGACCAGAAAATTTATATTAGATTGAATTTGTCTAAGAAATCACGAACATCGTCCGTCATTTGCTTAGGTTCTAATTCTACCATAGATCTCTTCTTCTCCGCAAGTTGAGCGGAAGATGAGGACCAAGTATGTACTTCAATAACTGTATTAGTAGTCTTTGGGGTATGTGAGATAGCCCCGAATACTGCTCCAGCCAAAGCATCTGCCAAGTCTTTAGACTTCTTTCTAGGGTGATCTACACGATTACCCTTCATAATCTTTAACTCAGACATTTCTTCTAGCAAGATAGGAATCATAGGAATTGCTACACGCTCTTCATAGACCATCATTGCTAAATCTTCATAGTGTTTTTTTGCAACAGAAACAGTTTCAGTTCTGATTCCAACTGCCTGCAACTCATTCTGAATATCAAATGATTGCCAACGGTCAAAGGAAACCATGCCAAGATTAAAACCTTCTCTACGAAGATTAATAATCCAATTCTTTACATCAGATAGATTTACTGGTCCTTCTGCTCTTGGTTCCCACCACGCTACTGCATCTACAACAACCATTGGCGCTACCTGTTCGTAATCTTTAATTACCTGAATGTTCACCCATTTGTCAACATGTGCAATTGCTACTGCACACTTGTCATGCTTTTGTGCAAGGTCAGCGTGGATATAATAAACCTTGTCTGGGTCTGGCTTGAATGACTCATCAAACCTTCTAAACTGATCAAGCGGATTGCGAAGAGTCATAACCTTCTCTAGTTTAGTTCTATCCTTAAAGAATGCGTCAGAAGCATAGGTAGGCATGCATGCAAAACGCATCATGGCATCTGCTAAGTCTGTATAGAATGCAATCTTGAAGTCATCTATCTTACGGGTAGGGTTTACTTCCCATGTAGGTCTTTTAAATGCCAATACCCTTGGAATTTTGTATGAAAGAATTGTATCTTCATCCCATGATATTTCAAACCTATTACCTGGATCTTCATGTGGCAAGTCTTCATTCATAATAAATGTATGCTTACGCTCAACAGTTTCCTTTTCAGCAATAACTGCTTCGTATCTTTGTGAGATAAAGTCTCCTTGATAACGTGGGAATGAAAGCAAAACAACCTTGCCTAGATCAGGGAAACGAGAGTCTACGGTACCACGAAATGCCTTATAGATATTATCAGCAGTCTTACCCTGCTCATTTCCAGTTCCAACCTCAGATGCAAAACCAGAGATCTCATCAAGTACTGCCATAAACAAGTTCAAGCCCTCATGTGATTCACGCTCTGAGTGTCCAGAGTAAACAGTTACAGATTTATCAAAATCAATTGAGTCTGCTTTTGCATTGTACTTTCCAGCAAACCATGGGGATCTTTCAATCTTTGATTTAAAACCTTTAAAGAAAACGTTCTTTGCCTGTTGAGCGTTAATAGCAACGTTAATAATGTCAATAGCATCTCCTGCAGGCTTGCCATAATAAACAGCAGGGTCTTTAAGGCATAATAGTTTGTATACGGTATATGCACAGGCTACTGTTGAAACGAAGTCTTTTCCAGATCCCTTGCCAAGTTGCAGAATGATTTCATTCTTTGTGTATTTTTTAAAGTATGCTTCGCCCTCAGCCTGACCCATAATATCAACTAGGTCTTCCTTACGGTAAATCTGACTCATTGCTTCTACAATTTGATATTGGATATCTGAAAGTGGTGGCTGCCCAAGATATTCTGGAGACTCAACAAATGTTTTTGCGTCAACAGGCTTTTCAATAAAATGGTTCTCTTTAAGTACTTCAAGGAACTCATTGAACATCGTGGACAACTGTAATCACTTCTCCTTCTCTTGCAATTGCAGATAGGCGTTGCATAATAATGTCACGGACTTCAGGATGCTCAGATGCAATATCTCTAAGAATCCCAACAAGAACCTCTTGACGGCGTTCAATCTCAACCATCTCTTCTGCTAGTTCCTTGTTCTCAAGAAGACCAGCCTTCTGCAACATATCAATTCTTTTTGACTCAATGTCCATCACAAGTTTGATAGCAGCAGTCTTTGCGCTAAGATTGTTAGTCATAGATGCTTCGTCAATAACTTCATAGGATTTTGTAATAAGTTTGCTGTAGTGTGTATCGGCACCAACTAAAGCCTCTTTAGCACGAGCACGAATAGCAGCATTATCAGAAGCCATTGCTTTCCACTCATTAATCAGTGTGACTACACGAGTGCGTGGAATGTCTAACTCTTTAGAGATTACTGTTGGATCGTTGCCCTTTAAGTATTCACTAACAACAGTGTTTACTTGGTCAAGATGCTTAACTAAATCTTCTTCAGTTGTCATACTTTCCTTCTAGTCTATTGATCTCATCTTTAATATAGAAGATAGCCTTCTCAAGATCTTGAATGGTCTTTGATTCATCTTTAAGCCCTGCTCTCCATAGGTACTTGAAAGCATTACCGATATTAAAGTTACGGTGACGAGTAATTTCAATACACTCAACTCCAGATGGGTCAGTTGTATAGTGTGTTGGATGGTTAACTTGGTCAACCGTAATTGTTAGATTATCACTCATTGTCATCCTCTTCCCAATCAAATACTTCTGGCAAACCTCTTAGTGCTGTTACTACATAGGTAATTCCTACTGCACCAGCAATCCCTAGTCCAACTAATATCTTTTTTGTTTTACTCATCGTCTTGACTTCCTTAATCCAAATTTGGCTAGATAAACATAAATAGTCTCTACGCTTGCACCAGACTCTTTTGCAATCTCTTCTGGAGTTTTCTTGTCCATAAGGTATCTTTTACGAAGCCAAACCTCGTTAGCATATAACTTACTCACTTAAAAAACCCCATATCAAACTTCCACTTCATGACCTGTGGTCCAGCATAAATCATTTCATACATTCGTTCTTGGAACTCTTCAGTCAAGATTTCGTACATATCTGGAGATACATGCTGCAACTTATCTGTAATAGAGTATATCATTTCACCAGTATCGCTGTCAATGCCGTCCATCTCTAAGGCACCCATAAAGATCAGATGCTCAACAAGTGCTTGACCCTTTAGTTCTGATTCATTACTCATTTCCCACAGCCTTTCCCCAGTTTTTTAGTGCCCAATGTCCAATGCCACATGCATCGGCTACATCATTATCTTCAATGTTTTTATCATAGTTAATATTAATAAAGTTAATAGTTCTTTGCTTTCTCAAGTCTCTTTCAAAAGACTTATACCAAGACTCAGATTTTCCTGGATGCTGAGATCTAATCAAAAGTTTTTCATCCTTGCTAATTTTTTTATTGCCAATAAAGTTTTGCCATGTAATTGGAGAAACCTTTCCAACTGTTGTAATTCCAGACATAGCAGCAGCACCAAGAAGGGCACCCTGAACTAAAGCAAGATCAGCAGCAGTCTTAGGACTATTCATAAATACAGTATGCTCAATAACAATAGCATCTACATTGATATACTTTTCAAAGTATAGTTTTGTTTTTACTGCTGCATCTCCAACCTTTTCATAAATATCTTTGCCCTCAAACTTAATCTTTCCACATTCTTTTAACTGACCACCATGAAAGGTTGCATAGGCAAGACTGTTAGTGCTTGCATCAATAGCGCAAATACGCTCTGGCTGCAGTTCAATTCCCCACTTATTCTTGCTCATACTCAATGAACCCCTTTAACTCTTTAAGCATTTTTGCTACTTCTTTTTCACTTACATTACAATTAGAACAAAATCCAGAGTCATTGTAGATAGAAAGTGAAACTCCACATCCACCAAGACACTTTCTTATCTTTCCAATTCTTTTCTGTCTACGTGTCAGAGCATATCTTTCAGCAATCTTTTCTTTTGTAGCGTCATCTCTACAAGTATTACTGCAATATATCTGATAACTTACTTTAGGATTAAAGTAGGTATCGCATCTGCTACATAGTTTCAACTAACTTCTCCATTGATTTAATTTTAACTACGCCTTCTCCAGCATCTGCACAAGCCTTTTGGATTGGGCATGTCTTACAGATCTTAGAGTTAGAGCGATAGTTCTTTGTAGGAAGAGTTCTTGCTTCCCATGCCTTGCGAACATCACGCATCCACTGAAATGCATTGTCAATCCACTCACGATAGTTATCATCTACCTCTACTGGAAGCACAAGAAGTTCATGATTATTCTTATTCTCATAAATAAGAACACCCTTCTTTTTCCCAAGGATCTTCATGTAGATAAGCAACTGGATTAAGTGACCAGTCTTTGGCTTCATAGAGTTCTTACGATACTCAAAGCCTTCGTTAAGCATTGTCTTGATTTCTCCAACGATTTCTTCGCCTTCCCAATCAAGCATAACGTCACCATATCCAAAGATAGGTGGATCATCATGGCGAATCTTAAACTCTGTTGTAGGCTGATTATCATCATCACGATAAATCTTAACAATCCCAGCATTCATCATTGCATCTTGGATTCGTGCATGTGATAGCGTTCCCGCTGTCATGTTTGCTGCACCATATGCATCTGCATTATCTTCAAACATCTGTCCATCAAATGCCAGATACCAGTATCTTGGACACTCTCCATGCGAGTATGCGATTGTAGATGGAGCAAATGTTTTCTTTTGTGTCTGCTTAGGTCCACGGTTAATAATATATCCGTGCTTAATTTTTTCAATTAAAGCGTCGCTATCAAGAATATTGTTCTTCTTCATAGCAGGCTTAAGCATCACTGATTGTAGTAAATTCTTAGTCATATTCATCCTTTGTTTATATAAGTATACCAGGTTAGCGCATTATGTATTTTAATGCTGAGACCAAGTTATTTACTGCCTCTGCTGCTGTATAGTAAATGTTCTTTTTTGCACGGTTATTCTTGTCAACATTGGCCATCCACGTAGCCTTTAATGCCAACTTACCCGCAATTGCCTGAAGTCTGACAATCTCAATACTTGCTACTGGAGCAGGAATATCTGGTTTAATAATTAACTTAGCAATCATTGATAGAGCCATAGTTAACTCTTCATCTTCCATAAACTCTGCAATCTCTGCCAAACCATTAACCATCTCTAGCGTTGTTTGTCCTGTACCCTCTGTCATATTATTCTCCCTCTATTAACTGTTCTAGCATATCTAATTCAATTATAGCAAGTCGTACCTTCTGTGTACCCTCGCCAAGTACGATGATCAAGGCTGGGTCCATACTCTTCCTAAGAGCATCCGTAACTGCCTTAGCCCACACATCTTGGTTAAGTGTAAAAGACTTAGAACATTCTTTGAAATCAACAACAAAGTTATGCCACGAAGCATCACCCTTTGTGTTATTTCTGCCAGAGTTCTTGTGCTGTTTAGCACCAATACGTTTTGACTCAGAACGCTCACTCATTTACAAAATCTGCCTTCTTCTTTTTCTTTGGAATAAGGTTTACCTTTGACACGTGCTTCTTTGTGCACATCCATGTAGCATCACCAGATTCTGACCAAAGTCTCAAAGAAGGAACTTCTTCTTGACATTTCTTGCAAGGAAACTTACCTTCAAATATCTTAAAGTCTTTATCAGCCATTTGAAAGTTTCTTCTTTAGAGATTCCTGTAAGTCAAGATCTTCCTTGACACGATTAATAAATCCATCTCTACCTTGTACCTTTGTGCCATCATCAAGTTGATACCATGCACCAGTTCTATTAACAAGTCCTGCTGCTTCTGCTGTATCTACAAGATCTCCAATAGAGTCAATTCCAACTTCGTCTCCTCTAAAATAAAAATCATACTCGCCTGACTGAAAACCTGGAGAAGTCTTGGAGAACTGCAGTTCCCAACGAATCTTTCTTCCAATCTTTTCTTCAATCAACTTATCACCAATCTTAATCTTGCCTTTAATAGCCTGATTGTCAGATTCGGATGAGAACAGTTTGATTACTGTTGACGAGTAAAACTTTGTAGCCTGTCCACCTGTTGGTTGCTGGCTTGTATACATTGCATTAATATTATTACGTGATTGAGAAATTAAAACAAAGAGCGTTGGCTTAACTTTATTGTTAGCATAGTTAATCATCTTCCATGCGTTGCTAAAGTCACGAGACTCTGCACCAATTTGTTTTGTATTTTCTAGTTGCTTTAGTTCATCTGAATCTTTTTCAAAGTAGATGGCTGGGAGCAAAGATGTAATTGAGTCAACAACAACAATATCTACACCAGCATTGATTAGGTTTGTTCCTACATCAACCATCTCATTAATTGTACGAGCCTGTGAGTAAATAAGTTCAGATGAGTCTACACCAAGACGCTCTGCCCAAACCTTATCATATGACATTTCAGCATCAATCCATGCACAGATCTTTCCTTCCTTCTGTGCTAGACCGATCATCTGAAGGCATAGAGAGGACTTTGCAGACGACTTTGAGCCCCAAACCAGTACTTGTCTGCCATATGGAAGACCTCCTGCTAGGGCACGGTTTAATCCGAAACTAGGTGTTTCTGCATACTCTGTTGGAGGAACTGAGTCTCCAACCATAATAGTCTTACGTAACTTAGGGTTAAGTTGTGCTAAGACTTCTTCCATAGTTACAGCCATTAGAATCGTACCCCGTGCTTTTCTGGACGAGTCTTGTTAAAGTCTACCTTTTCCTTAAGTGAATGATCAAGTGAAAGACGAGTATATCCAGCCTCTACAACTCCAGCATACAAGTCTAGTGTGCGGATAATAATGTCTGCAAACTCTTTTGTAATCTCTTCTTCACCCTTATCTTTACGAATTGCTTCCATAACCTCAGTTACTTCAGAGACGATCATCATTAATTGCTTTGCAATAAAGATATCATCTACAGCATCTGGCTCAGGCCAAAAGCCTTTCTCAATTGCGTTCTTGTGTAGTTCTACTGCCATGCTATCAAGCATTTATATCCTCCAGTGTTATTGTTCCATCTTTTGTTTTACCAAAACTAAATTTATATGACTTGCCTTCTTCAATATGCATATATGCTTTTGAGAATGCTGTAGGGAATACTGTAATTGGATGCAGGTCTCTGCTTGTATCTGCAAGAGTAAGAGTTGCCATCTTCTTTCCTGCTTTAGTAATCCTAGGTTTAAATGATACCACGTACATCTCTTCCTCTGTATATGGTAGTTGCTTATAACTTAAGAATTTAACAAGAGCATCTGAAGATGTTCTGATTTCATCTGCTGGAATTGCAGAAACAATTCTATTGTCTGTTGCTAATAGTAAATATGTTTTACCAGTTTCAATAGTTGTCTGCTCTTCATCAAAGATTCCGATAGAGCCAGTCTTATCAAGTATCTCTACTCTTGACCAACCAGTTCCTCGCTTAATAGCCTTAACCATTCCAAGAAGAATATAAGATCCCTTCTCTTCAAACTCTTCTACCTCACTAATAAAAGCATAATAGTGAGAAGGAATTGTAATATTAAACTCTGGCAGATTAAGATATTCATAAAGATGCTCTTTAATCTCGTCATCATTTCTAGGATTATCAGAGAATGTTGCAGCACCGATTACTCTTAAAGCCTGAAGTGCACGGCTATTAACACCATTGCCCTTAGTAAAAGTAAACTCTTCTAATTCTTTGTATGAAGTAAAAGGACGAGCAGCAATATATTTCTCAGCAATGTTATCTGAAATAAACTTGATTGCAGTTAGACCAAAGCGAATTCCCTTGCCCTCAATCTTAAAGTCTGCATCAGAGTCATTAATATGTGGCAACTTAATAGGAATTCCCATACGCTTTGCCTCAATTAGATATTCTGTACGACCATCTTTGTCCTTCTCATTCTTAAGAAGTGCAAACATAAACTCTAGTGGGTAGTGGTATTTGAGCCACGCTGTCCAATACGAGAGAGTAGAGTAGGCAACGGCATGCGACTTGTTGAACGAATACCCAGCATGCGCTTCAAAATCATGCCAAAGATCCAGAGCATCATTAGGGGAGATATACTTACTAGCACCACTAACGAACCTATCCTTGAACTCATCAAACTCTTTAGCATCCTTTTTCTTGCCAATGATCTTTCTAACTTTATCTGCTTCCGACATGGACATACCGCCAAGTTGTACGCATGCTTGCATAACTTGTTCCTGGTAAAGAATGCAGCCATAAGTATCCTCCGTAAATGGTTTTAAGATTTGGTGAAGATAATTAATGTTCTGCCTTCCATGCTTTCTATCAATATAGTCTTTACCGATTGTATTTGCAGCACCTGGACGAACGAGAGCATTAGAGGCTGCAAGTTCATCTAGGTTTTTGACACCCATCTTGATAAGCAGGTTTGTATAAGGTGTTGCTTCACACTGGAACACACCCTTAGTGTATCCACTTGACAACATCTCGTACACATTTTTGTCATTCATATCAATTGACAATAAATCAATATCTGTGTAATGATTTTCCTTAACCATATCAATAGTATCTTTAAGTACGCTAAGAGTCTTAAGACCCAAAGCGTCAATTTTAATTAATCCAATTCTCTCTGCCTCTTCCATGTCTACACCAACAACAGGAATGCGTTCATCGCTTCCAGTAGATGATCTAGTCTCCATTGGAGCATGTCTAAAGATTGGTTCCTTTGCAGTAACAACACCAGCAGCGTGAATACCAGTACCACGAATACGACCACGAAGTTGTTCTCCATAGATTTCTACTTCTGGATATTTTTCACGGAACTCTCGTGTTGATTTTGAATTACAGAAGTCATCCCAAGTATCAACAGTCTTAAGAACCTTATTAACATCTGACAGAGGAATATTAAGAACTCGTGCAATGTCACGAACGATTCCCTTGCCAGTAAACTCTAAGAAAGTTGCAATAGATGCAACATGTCGGTACTGACGTACTAGGTAATCTTTAACCTCTTCACGGCGAGTATCCTGAATGTCTGTATCAATATCTGGGAAGTCATTACGCTCTGGGTTAATAAAACGGAAGAAGAGTAGGCCATGCTGAATTGGATCAATATCTGTAATACCAAGTGAATAGCACAACAGAGAACCCGCAGCAGAGCCACGTCCAGGGCCTACCAAGATGCCTTCCTTCTTAGCCCAACCAATCATATTTTGTACAACAAGAAAGTATGGACCAAAGTTCTTATTCTTAATAATCTCTAACTCTTCTTCAAGACGGTCAAGATACTCTTGGTTATTATTCAAACCACGAACCTTCAAGCCTTCCATAGCAAGAGTCTTTAGTTCCTTATCAGGGTTCTTATACTGTACTGGAAGAAGGTTTAGACCATCCTTGATATCGTAGTCTTCTACTTTGTCTGAGATTACTAGCGTATTTGTGTACATATCTTCTCTGACAATACCCTGGGATTCCATGGCAATCCTCATTTCGTCATATGAAAGAAGGTGAATATCAAACTTATTGAATGACATTTGTCGGTCTTCACCATATAGATAATCAAGACGCTTCATCATTCCATCTTGCTTCTTTGACTTCTCATAGGTAGTATCTTTTTGTACCTTGGCATGAGAGTTCATAAGCAACTTAAATTCTTGGATTTCTTTCTGAGACTCATCAACATGGTGACAGTCTGGAGTAACGACAGTCTGAATACCAAACTCGTCAGCCAAATCTGATAACTGCTTGTTTACTTCTGCACCATTGTGTGGCATTAGTTCCATATAGAAGTCATCATCAAACACACGCTTAAACCATTCAATGTGCTTCTTTGCTTGTGCATACTCCCCAAACTCAAGAGCCTTTGCAATAATTCCGCTAAGACAGCCAGAGAGTACTATAATACCTTCGCTATACTTTTCTAATACTTCAAAGTCAAAGCGTGGTTTATTAAAGTACCCCTCTGTCCATGCAATTTCATTAATCTTATTAAGATTTTCAAGACCTACTTGATTCTTAGCGAGAAGGATAATGTGATTATAAACTAGATCAGTTGGCTCTGTGCGTTCTGCCTTCGCCCTCTTATCAAATCTATCAACACAAAAA